CAATCCTGATCCCAGTTAGTGAAGTCGAGTTCATAGCCGATGGTAGAGTTGGGAGTTGGGATCGCGCCCGGCGTTCCAGGGGCGCTGCTGCCGACGTTGCCGGGCCCGCCTGGCGCATTAGACGGAATGCCGTTTCGCACGATGAGCGTATTCAGTGACCACGCTGACCCACCGAGCGGTCCCTGCACAGCACCGGAGTAGACCGTTACTTTCTGTCCGTTCGGTTGTCCGCTGTTGATGTAGTTGCCGAACACCGCCGTCCATTCGGCTTGCGTCTGATTTTGCGTCGTCTGTCCCTGCACCACGATCTGTGCATTGACCGGGTTTTGGCCCGGCGATGCGGGATTGGTCGGCCAAGGGGCGTTGCCGACTGGATAACAGACCTGACTGATCGCGCCAGTTGTGCCAATCCATGGCACCGTTAGTAATCCGCCCATGTCGCCGCCGCTGAGCGGCAGGAACGGTGCACCTTCCGGCAGCGGTCCAGGAGGCCCAGGCGGCCCAGGCGGCCCGCGCCAGGCATCTCCGATCGGGTCGCACGGCACGTCAGGCGGCTGGGGACTGCCCCCGAACGACGGCCCGCCCGGTATCAGCACGCCATCAGGCATCTGGCTGCTCCTCACCGTTGGGCCGCATCCGCATATGCTCCGGCGGCATCTCGGCGTGGCGCATGCACTGCTGCTGGATGTGGCCGATGAGCGGTGCCACAACGTTGTATGGCCCGCTGCTCAGCACCTGCATGACGGCCTGCCACTGCTCGGCAGTGAACGTCACGGTGACGGGCTGGCTGCGATCGATGGTGGCGCTCATGTCATGCACTCGTGCTGTCAGTGACCAAGCCATACGCAGCGAGGGCGGTCATCAGCGATGCGAGCGCCGCGTTACTGCCCTTGGCACCAGTGACCGTGGGCTTAGCAATCGGCGCTGTGCTATTGAAGCCGATGGGGCAGGCAACCGTGAAGCCGTTAGAGAGATACCAGGACATCGTTGTGCTCCCGATGACAACAGCCGCGGCGCCGTTACTGGGAGCAATCAGATCAAGGTTAGAGTTGAACCGACTAATCCCCATACCTGCGGCAAAGGTGATCCCGGCAGTCGTATCGCTCGAACTGGACGCGTTCGTGGGAAGGCTCGCCGCTGGTAGTGTCACTGTGCCGGTGAATGTCGGCGATGCCAACGGGGCACGCGACGTATCTGATGGATGCACATGGTCCGAGCGCGCCCAGGTCGTGCCAGCACCGACCGCTGCCACACCATTCATAATGGGCACTGTGCTCGACGCCAACGGGATAGCTGCGGCATTGCGCATGACGTTATTCGTCCCGTTGTTCACGTAGCTTAGTGCTGCACCATTCACCCCGACATTGTCCAGCACACTGTCGCCCTGCGTTCCAGTGCCGAGCGATACGCCCGTGGTGACGTTCTGCATGACATTGAGTGCGACAACATTGCCGCCCTCAGCGTTCCCTGCCAGGGTCAGCGAGACACCTATAGAGCCCTGGTTGAATGAGTTATTGCACACTTCTGTCTGCCAGGCGTTAGACAGCAGCACCATCGTCGATGTTGTGGCGGCCTGTAGATAGTTGCCCTGGAATATCCCGATGTTTACGCAGTCCAGGTTAATCGCGCACACCGCTGCATTGATCATGCTGTCCCGCAGGACGGGTTGCAACAACTTGACATTGCCGATTGGCGAGAACGCACTTTGTGCCCAACCGTTGTTGCAGGTAAAGAACTGCACCGCCCTGCACATGATACCTTCGCTATAGCCTGTTTGCAGCAGTCCGGTATCCACAACAGATGCATGGACGAAAGTCAGCTGCGCACAAATGAGGTGGCTATAGGTGATGGCGGCGGTGCCGGTGATTGGCTTTCCGGTCGCGCTGTCGATAGCACCCAGGAACTGGATATTATCCAGCGTCACATTCCAGAAGCAGTGCTGGCTTCCTGTTGGCGCGCTGGCTGGCACGAACTCAATCCCGTGCGTGAATGTCTGCGCATAAGGGCTTGCGGCGTTGGCTACGTTGTTGCTGATTGTGATGTTGCGCCCGACGAAACTGGGGAACACCTGACCCGACGTAGGCCCGATGTTCACCTGGATTGCGGACTGCGTAGGCCCAGCGGAACCATTAGCAACAAACCGGACGCTCTCCACTTCAAATGTCTTCTGATAGGATGGCGTCGGATCGCTAAACCGGAAGGCCGGACCACTCATCAGACAGACGATACTGGACGCCCATCCGTTGGTAGTGTCACCGAGTATCTTGCATGTCTTGTTGATGACTATCGTTTGGTTGAGTGTGATGCTGGTTGGGACACCACCGATCTTTATCACTCCCCCGTTGGTGGGGAGTGCTGCCACCGCTGCCAGGAATGTCGCCGTGTCTGTGGCTGCGTTGCCAGTGCCGATCTGGCCGTAGTCGTGAATGTCAATGACTTCGGCGAAGCGATCCTGCACCGAGCGCGCTGTGTTGCCGCCCGTCGCGATGACGTTGAGCACGCCCTGCATCGTGCCGCCGCTGAGCGGCAGGAACGGGCCGCCCTCGGCTATGGGGCCGGGTACTCCCTGCGGACCGGGCGGACCCATAGGCCCAGGCGGCCCCACCCAACGCTCTGGATCGGGCGGACCTTCGGCGGTGCCGGGATAGTCCGAATATTTCAAGCGATACGCCATCGCGCGTTCCTAGAAATACGCTGCTACCACGGTCTCGCCACTGCTCGGCAGCGCGACGTAGCGATAGATCGCCACCATCGCCAACGCGGTGTCCTTCGCGTCCGTGTCCATGCCGAACAGCGGCGCGAGGCGATCTGCGGCAAGCACCGCATACGCATCACCGACCGCCTCTGGGATGTCCCAAGTTGTCCACCGCGCACATCCGCGCATCACCAGGTCGTCGTGCACCGCCTGCACGGCCTGCTGCGCGTTGTCGTCGGCGCTCAGCACCATGGCGCCCTTGCGCACGCGGCCCTCAAGCAGAGCCACGACCGCCGGATCGATGCTCTTGCCGAAGGAACTGGCGGCATAGGCTGCCGCCAGCTTGGTGTATTCCTCAACGAAGGCGCGCGGCATGGCGTCGGAGGACCACCACACCACGCCCTGGGCGTCGAGCGATGCATGCACGCTCGCCACCTTGTCGACCATCAGCGCCTGGTCCGAGGCGGACGGCGTTTCGTCCGATGCGATGACACCCAACTCCACCAGCGCCGCGGTGGCGATCGTGGAGGCAGGAACCATTTCGGTCAGCGTTGGGCTGTCATCGAGCGGCACCACGCGCACGCCGAGACGACGGAGCGATTGCTGCGCGATGGTGCCAACCGATACCGTCATGTGACGACGACGCCGTTGCTAGGCGGCGCTGCCGTTGAGCCTGCGGCGTTGCTGGCCGTCACTATGCAGGTCGCAGTATGGCCCACATCGCCCGCCTGCACGTCGTAGGTTGCGGCATCGGTGCCGACCGACACCCCGTCCATTTGCCACGCATAGGCATAGGACGTCGGCTCGCCGGTCCAGTTCCCCATCGTGCAGCTAAGCTGTGTGCCGGCCTGCGCCACGAAAGGGCACGTCAACGTTGGTCGGCGCACCTCCTTCAGTTGGTGGTGGCAGATCAGGGGCGATGCCGGCTGCAAGGCTCGACATGCGGGTGGCCTTTGGATCCTGCGTCGGCATGGTTGCCGTCGCTTCGGCCTTGGCCATCTCTGCCTCACGCCTAGCCTTGAGTACTTCCGGCGACGGCGGCGGCCCGCTGCAACCGACCGGATCGAGCCCCAGCGCCACGAGATGCTGATCCCGCGCGATCTGGTTCTCGACGATATCCGCGCCGGCACCACCGCGTGCGCCGAGGCCGCTGTCGCTGTTGTAGTCGAGGATGACCTGCGCGCCGATGCTGCTCGCGGCTCGGGCCTCCTTCAGCTCAGCCGCGGCCTTCGGGTCGAGCGCCGCTGCCTGGCCTTGCAGTGCCACTGGCGGCCGGTCCCGCGCATACTGCTCCTCCTGGCGCGGGGTGTGGTCCTGATGGGGTGTGCGCGCCGCCTGGTGCGCCGACGTCGGCGTGGCGCCCGGAGGATGCTGCCCGCTGGACGCGGTTTCGTGCTTGTCGCTTGCCATGTTGGTACTCCTTGTTGAAGTCAGACGAGGCGGCCGATGCGCCGGGCGAACTCAATGGGGTTGGTATCCTGCTTCGAGTAGTTGCATGACGGACATAGCAACTGAATGTTGGAGATCCAGTTCGTGCCGCCACGTGACAGCGGCTGGATGTGGTCAACAGTCCATGTTGTCTTGATGGACTTCCGACAGTAGCCACAGCGACCGTTCTGCTGCTTCAGCAGCGCCTTTAGGTCGGCGGCGGTGTGGCGACCTTCGGCATTCGCTATGCGTGCGTGGCGTGTCTGAACTTGTGCCCGATAGGCTTCCGGGTTGGACTTGCGCCAGCGCGGAACCACATCCGGATGCGCGGCATGCCACTTTCGTGTGTTTTCTCGTATCTTGTCAGGATTGGCCTGTTTGTAAGCCTTACCGCGTTGAGCGATCTTTTCCTTGTTGGCCTTCCGATACGCTACAGGCCGCTCGGGATGCGCCGCTTGGTATCTCTGGGACTTTTCTACGCACTTCTGTGGGTTGGCCTTCTGCCACACGGCAGTGCTGACCAAAAGACAGGCTATGCAGTTTCCACTAGAGACTGCTCGCTCACTGAGATGCCCGGCACGACGACATATTGAGCCGGGGAAGTAGCGCTTCAGGCCGTTCGCCACGGCTTCGGCGTGCGTGACGATCGGTCCCGAATATGGGACATACGGCTTAGCCATGATTGACGCTCCAGTCGTCGATGGTGGTTAGAGGCCGAGAGGTGTTTCAGCACCTCCCGGTCTCGCTTAGTTTAGCACCCACCGTTATGCGTCAGCAACGGCAGCGCTCCAAATCGTGAATACCCCATTATCTACCGGTTTCGTGGTGTCCACGGTGGGATCGGTGCCGAACCTCAGCTTGCCGACACCGCGGATTTCCTGGACGCCAACGCCGCTGAAGAAGCCGTAATCGCGCTCGTTGGTGATGGCCTTCGTCCGTTGTGCCCAGGCGATGCCGATGGCTTGCGCGCCGCAGAGGTAGGACGCGCCGCAATCGATCGTTGAGCCGCCGGGATCGGTGGTCTTGAGCACCGGCAACTCGGGGATTTCACGGATGATCAGCCCGTCGTAGATGATGTCGCCGGCGGTGAACAACGGGTTGTCGGAACCGCGGTTCCAGGCATATTGCAGGCTGTTGACGATCGTCGGGTCCAGCATCAGGTCGCGGAACACGAGGCTCGGCACGAACACGACGTACCATTCCTCGTCATTATTAACCCTGATCGGCCGGATTTTTGGCGTCGCCGTACGGGCAAGCCGCTTGGCCAGCGTAAGTTGCGCGGCGGTCATCTTGTCGGCGGTGTTGTCGACCGTCGCGAGTGCCGTGGCGTAGACACCAGACACTGCGTTCGCTTTGGAGATGCCGAACAGTGCGCGGTCGGCGTTGTTGACCAACCAAGTGTTGCGCTGTGCCGCGGAGGCTGCGGCATAAGTGATCTGCACGTTGCCGTCTGCCGTGATGGCACCGAGCGACAGGATGATGTCGGTGCGCAGCTTGTTGGCGGCCCAGTTCTTCAGCACCTGGCGGGCGGCCTGCAGCAGGTCGATGACCGACTTCTGCTCGTCCCATTGCGAGACGGCGACCGCGTGTCTGATGACGCCGACAGCGACGTTGAGCGAGCGGGCGTTGAGGATTTCCTCGTTGCCCTCCAACACCGTGTTGCCGGTGACGCCAGCGCCCACGAGGTTGCGGACGGTTGGGAAAACGACAGTGTCGCCGGGCTTTCGTGTTAGATCGGTCTGTAATTGTATCATGGCATCCATGGAGGTGCCAAAATACGGAGTAAACTGGTTTTCCCTGATGTATTCCACCCAGAAGTCTGAAGACCACTGGATCGGCGTTAGTCCCGTTCTAGCCGGGGTTACATTCATGTCGGCCACAGCCGAGCACTCCTATACTGGGGTTGATCTTTCTCCTTTCTTTGATCGCGCCCGTTAATGCTCGGCGGCAGCCCACTGCGCCCGTTTCGGTCGGCGGCACCTGGGTAGTCACTCGCGCCCGATTACCCCCGGCGGCGGGGAGGCACGTTCAGAACCGCCTGGTCTGGCCGTTCGTGTTCTTGCGGTTCTGGATTGGTGCGAGCACATCCTCGAGGCTCGGCTCGCCGCTCCAAGTTGATGCGGTGCGGCCGGCGACGCTGCGCACGGTGGCGAGCGACGGCTGTAGACCGGCGGCCGGGGATGGTGGTGGTGGCTTCGCAGCCGCCTCAGCTTCCCACTTCGCCCGCGCCTCGGCCTCGATCTTGCTGCGGTATGCGCTCGGGTCGTCGCCGACGTCACGCAGCACCCGCTGGCGCTCGACCTCGCGCTGCATCCAGCCGTAGGGGTTGGTTTGCGAATACAGCTTCCCGAACAGCGTCGGATCGCGTTGTGCGAGCTGCTGAAACTCCTGGACGTATTCGGTTACCTTGTCGTCGCCGATCTTGTCGCGGAGCAGCATTTCCGAGTTGTTCAACCGCTCGTTGAGCATGACCTGCTGAATGCGGACGGTGAAGCCCGTCGGGTCTTGGGAAGGGTCGATCGGCGCCAGCGGCGGCATAGGCTGCGGCTGGGGGCGCTGGACCTCCTCCAGTTGCTTGCGGATGGCCGCGAGTTCGCCCTCGTAACGGGCCGCCTTCTCTTTCCAATCTTGTCTTTTCCGCCGCTCGTCCTCGTAGGCGCGGCGTGGGATGACCGGCTCGCCGTCGAGCGGCTGCGGCGGCTCTGCGTCGTCCTCAGGCGTGGCTGTGGCGGCTTTCGGCTCTCCCTGCGGCTTGGCGTCAGCCTTCGGCTCCGGCGCCGCTGGCGGTGCCTCTGGGGCGGCCTGTGGGGCAGGTTCCCTGGTCGCCTCCTGCGCTTCGGACGCAAGGAAGCTGTCGAGTGCTTCGTTAGCCATCGGATGTCCTTAGTCGATTACCTGAGGTATTCTGTCGCCTGCGCCTCATGAAGCGAGCGGGCGTATGCGTCGGCGTTCTCTGGCGTATCGAACTGGCCGAGATGCTCGCCGGTGCGTCGGAAGTAGTCGATCGCCTCCTGATTGGAGACCACGCGATTGCCAATCACAGTTGGGATTAGAAAGGCCGGCTCGCCGTTCTCGCCACCGACGGTGATCGACCGCACTGTGCTGATACTACCGTCCGGGTTATGCACGACCGGCCGCCGATGGATGTTTATATTCCCTGGCGCCTGTAATCCCTCAGCCGTAGGGCCGCCGCTGGTATCGAACAATGATCCGGCAGATTGCGGCGCCAGCGCATTGAGTTGCCCCGTCTGGAGCGTATCCCACTGCTGCATGATACGCGGATCGAAAAGACCGTTAGCGCCTGACATGCTGGACTAGACAGTCGCGATTGCGATCCAGGTGCCGCCGCCCTGGCTCACGTAGATGCGAGCGCCGGCCGCGCCGTCGGTGCGGATGAAGATGGAACCGGATGGCTGTGTGCCGCTGGCGACGCCGGTGCCGGAGGAGATGACCGGGCCGGCGCTGGTGCCGATGATCATCGAGCCGGTGATGCTGGCAGTCGCTGCTGGGTTTACGTCGATGTCCACCGCGGTCGCACCGGTATTGGTCGTGCCGTCCGGGCGATAGCCGTCAGCAGCGATGCCTGCTGCCACATCGGCCGCGACCTTGGCGGCGTTGGCCTCGAACGTGGATGCGTAGGCGCCGCGCACTGCCTTGGTGGTATTCGACTGTGGATCGAGCACGACCTGTGCACCGCGGCCGGTTGCTGTTGCTGGCATCGGATTACCTCGCTGTGGGCGCTGCTGGCTGAGGAATGGGCGTGGCAAGCAGCCGGT